GTGCGGTAGTGTACAGCCGTACAGTCCAGAGTCAAGCGGGCCATCGGGCTGCGGGTTTGGTTTGTGCGGTGTCGTGCAAACCAACTCAAAAAAACCTACTCAGCATCTGGATCACAAAGTCAATGACGGACGCAAGCGAGACGGCAAGCGTGGATTCGTACCCAAGCTCCTGGCCCAGGCGAACCAAGACCAGCGACTGAATCAGCGAGTCCATGCGGCTTTTCATCTCGAGCACTCCGTGACTTCGTTGGCACAGAGTACGGTATCGTACAAACCTGTCAAGGGGAATCAGTTTTGTTTTTCCAGATTCCAGAAAACGCCTACGACTTGCGGGGTTTTGTGCCGCGAGGGCGGCCGCCGCTGGCTGGGTCGAGCTCTTTGTCGTAGCGACGGATGAACTTCTCGACCTCATCCTCGTCGAAAACCCACGACCTAGCCCCCAGCTTCCTGCCCTTCAGGTCGCCGGAGATGGCGAACCGGCGGACGCTGGCCGTGGCGAGGCCCATCTTTTTCGCCACGTCCGCCGTGGAAAGCACCTTCAGGTGGGCATTCACCATGTTCATGTTTCCTATCGTACAAACCCTGGACGGTCAGTCAAACCGCAAGTCGCCTTGCCCTGAACACTCGAAACTCTGTACACTACTTTCATGCCGATGTTTTTAGCGGATGGGGTACACTTGTACACTCTGTACACTGAAATCCTGTGTCCGCAGACGTTGGCAAAAAAGGGGCTGGCCATGACTTTGAGAGAACTGCTGATTGACCGTGTCGCGCCGCTGAAGAACCTGAGCGACAGGTCGGTGTCGATGTACCTGAGCACGCTCGACAGGTTCCGAGATTTTCTCGGCCACGAGCCTACGGTGGACGATCTAGAAGACCTGACGGCCGCCAAGTTCATCCGGTGGCGAGCGACCACGGTTCACGACATCAAGCGTGGCCTGATCTCGCCGGCCAGCCTAGCCAAGGATTCCGCCCACCTGCGGAGCCTGTGGACGTGGCTGGCCCGTAAACGCTGGAAGCGGTCAGACGGCGAACTGATTGAGTTCCCGGACTACGCCCGGCCACGGGTGCCGAAGCCTGTGCCCAAAGCGTTCAACGCCGCCGAGCTGGCCCAGCTGGTCGAGGCGGCCCGCCACCGCAGGGGCTACATCTGCGGCAAGCCTGCCGCCTGGTACTGGACCACGAAGATTCAGGCGATGTTTCAAACGGGCGAGAGACTCGGTGCCGTGCTCGAGCTCCGCTGGGAGCAGGTGGATCTGGAGCGGCATACGCTGACGTTCTTGGCGGCCACCCGCAAAGGCCGCCACGAGACGATTACGCGGTCGATCACGCCAGCCCTGGCCAAGTGCCTAGCCACGCAGCGAGGGGCTCCTGGCGAGCGTGTGTGGCCCTGGCTGGATGATCGCCAGGCGTTGTCGATCTACCCCAGCCTCAGGGTTCTGTGCCGGTCGGCAGGCGTGCCGTACCACCCGTTCCACTCGATTCGCAAGGCGACGGCCTCGTACTTAAAGAAGGCTGGGATCTCAGCCAAGAAGCAGCTGGGGCACAGCAGCGAACAAATGGCCGAGGATCACTACTACGACGAGGACATAACCGGGAGGGAGTCAAACCTGGGCTACCTGCCCGACATTGACCGGCCGGCAGGGTGACCAGGCACAGGGCCGAGCAGCTGGAGGAAAGGTGAAAAACTCCAGCCGCTCAAGGCCCCGGCCTAGGTCAGTCGTAAGAAATCGGTGGCTCGTTTTCTTTCAACGCCGCCGCCACTCGCAGCTCTGCCGTCTCGACTCGCAGCCGCCGAACCTCGCCCAACAGCAGGATCACGTACCCTGCGAGCGTGCCCGAGGTGCCCGTGAACGCACCCTGGAACCGGCGGGCAGCCCGCTCCATGGTGATGAGGTCGTCGGTGGTGAGCGGCTCAGCCACAGCTGCGGCACTCCTCGTAGCAGCCGCCGTACCCTGCGATGTCGATGCCGCCGTCAGTGGTTGGCGTTGGGCCGCGAAGCCGGGCCACCTTGTCGAGCACCATCACCAAGGCCCAATCGGCCGGAGTGAAGGTCGTGCCAAATGCCGCGTTGACGAGAGAGGCCGTTCGGCTGAAGTGCTCGACGGGCGGGCCGTACTTGGTGTGCCTGTCGCGCACGGCCTCGATGGCACCCTGAAGCGTCTGCTCTGCCACGGTCGGCGGTTGCTCGTGCGTGATGCCGTCGACTTTCAGCCGCTGCTGCTCAAGTAGGTGCTCGATGTACGGCCCGTCGGCTAATCGGTCCCACTCGACGTGTTCCGTTTCCTCTGCCTTTGCAACTTTAGGTTCCGTTACAGGCTGCGACACGTCATACCACTCCTCGAGCGGCTTGCCTGCGGCCTGCCGCTCGCGTCGCATCTTCACGGCGGCCCGGACTAGGTCGTTGGCATCTTCAATCGTTGCTGTGGTCATTTGGTTCCCTTCCTGAGATCCCTGTCGCAAAACAATGGGTACGCCCGCGTCACCTCGTTGCGGCCGTGGTCGATGATCGCCATCCCCTGGCACGGCCGCTCAGGTGATGCAACCCGCTCAGCGTATGGGCTATGTCCAATCACTGAGCCGTTGGCCACGTACCTCGCACCACGCAGCCAACCGAACGAGTGGTAGTGGCCGAATATCGTCAGGTTGGCCTTGCGGCCTGCGTCCCACCTTGCGATGGCCTTGCTCGCCGGCAGGGCCAGGCCGTAGACGCCACCAGCGAATCGGATGCTGTGCCCGTGCGTAGTGCGTACCAGAAAGCCGTCGAGGTCCACGTACCCAAGGTGGCCCTCGGCAATTCGCCACTCGACGTTTTTGTTCTGCTCCTCGCGGGCGAGCGTGAAATACATCAGCTGCTCCCACGAGTGGTCGAGCTCGGTAGCGATGCGGTTCTTCTCGGTGCTTCGCCCGTGGTTGCCGGCGTTGGTGCAGACGATTACCTCCGCAGCATTTGCGGCGATTGAGTCAATCATTCCCCGCAGCCGCTCAGCGATCCACCGCGTGGCGTTCATCGGTGACAACGCTGCCACCTCCATGCAGTCCGGGTGGATGTGACCCGTTATGAAGTCCCCCCCGAGCCAGATGAGCACGCGACGGATGTTGGCTTGGTTGCGTTCGTGTTGCAGGCACGCGATGAATCGCTCCTCGAGCTCGTCCATCCGCAGCTGGCACACGTCAAGGCTGTAGTCGTTCTCGCCGTTCACGGTCTCCGGCAGCACCCGCTCTTCACAGTGAACGTCGCTCAGCATCAGCACCGCCGTGGCGTCGTGCTTCGCGTGGCGTACCTTTTTTGGTGCAGGCCGCTTTGCGGGCTTAATCCCCGTGAGCCCAGCGATGGAGTCAGCACGCTCACGCTCGGCGTCGATGGCCGCCAACGCCGACTTGTAGCGACCACGCAGCGACGCTACCTCGGAGCGGAGCCGGGCAACTTCGGCGTCGGCCGCCAGTTGGCTGGCAGACGCAAGACCGGCCTCGACGGCGTCAGTCAGTCTTTGCTTCGGAGCCATGCGGCGAGCACCTTTTCTGAGGGGAGTTGCCAGCCGCGATCCTTGCCGATGTTGACCGTGAGGCGAGCCAGCACGTACGGCTTCGCGCCCAGAGAGCCAGCGTGAAAACGCTCTCGCAACGCCGTGAGTTCCGCCATGACTCTGTCGCCCACTCGCGTCTGCCAGTTGGACTGCACCCGCATGGCCGACTCGACTGCGTCGCACAAACTCTCCTTAGCCATCCATCACCTCCCTGTAGCCCAGAGCCCAAAGAACCTTGCTGATGTCTTTGCCTGCCTGCTCTGTGTGCTCTTCGCTGCCCGTTGGGTACAGAGCGTGCAGCAGTTCATGCACGATGATGGTCAACTTGTGCCGCCCACGCAGGCCGTCGTGAATCAAGATCCTGGGCCGCTTGCTCTTCTGCGAGAACGTGTAGCCGTAGGCACCACCCTCAAGGCGAGTGAATCGGACGAGCCATCGCTCGTCGCCGTTCAGCGTGAAGTGGTGATCTTCCACGGGCTCGCCCTTTCGCCCTCCACCGTAGCGGGGGCGTCAACCGTTAGCCCTGGCCCTGCGGCACGCCAGCAGTACCAACTGCCTCGCGCCCATGTCGGTCCACGGCAGGATGGTGCGGCCGTCTGCCCATCTTTTGCCATGCTCGGCACGCATCACCTCGAGGATGGACGCCATGCCCTCGTCAGACTCGCACCACTCTGGCCCAAGCGTGTTCATCTTGCGGGCCATCGCGTTGCACGAACACGTCGGGCTCGACTCGATGCCGAGCCAGTCCTTGAGGAGTGCCTTGAGCTCGGTGCCGCAGCGATAGGCCGGAGGCTTCGCCAGCGAGTCCTTGATGCCTAACTCGGCCAGCATGGCCGTGGCGGCGTCTCGCAGCCCTGGCGGCGGCTTGTAGCCGTCACGGGCAGCCTTGGGGTACGCCTGGTGGTCAACGTCAACGTCGAAGAAGCCGTTGCCAAGAGCGACCGTCAAGCACGGGCGTATCTCGTCTGCGGTGTAGCCACGCTGGACGGCTCGGAAGCAAACGTCAAAGGCGCGGAGTTTCATGGGGCGATGACAACCGTGAGCTCGGGATCCGTGAACTTGCACGGGTCAAAGTTGCCAACGCCACCGCAAGTGTCGTCCGTAGTGTTGTCGGTCAAGTCCATAGTGACCACTGCCGCGCTGCCGTCAAAGCATTGGTAAACGGTGCAGTCGTAGATTTCGGAAACAATCACGTTTTCCCACGGCGTGTAGCTTCCCCCAAGTAATCGAAACCCGGTGCCTTCCTGCCCAACGCTGACGGTAAAGCTCTTCTCGTAGCCGCAAGTAAACAGTCCGCCGCCGCTGAGGATCGCAACTCCGATTTCCTTTCGGGTTGCCTGCGTGTAACTGTCTTCCGCTCCGTATCGGCCAGTCGTGTTGCATACGAACTCGTCGATGTTTTCAGTTGCGTAGTAGGTGTTCACTCCGCCTATTATCTGCTCTGTCGCAGTAAGCCCGCACCACTCAAATACGAGCGACACGGTCTTGGCAGGATCAGGCACCGGAAACGGTGCGTTGGCACACTCCTCGTCGCCCTCAAGCACACGCAGCCCTGCGGGGTCGCAGCAGCACAACTCTTCCGGTGGCGGCGGCACCGGCGGGTCGCAGCAGCACCCTACGCTGGTGCCCAATGTCCCAGTCTTATTCAGCAGGTTGCCGTTCTGCACGTACAGCGGCATGGCTACCTCACGTCGTGCTGCACGTAGCGACAGAGACCGAGAACGACACGGTAGAAGATGTGGCCAACGCACCCACAGGCAGCGTGTCAAACCGCAGCGAAGTCGTTGTGAGCGTGGCCGCCGTCGCAGCGTTGGCGATGTCCCACTGCCAGTTAATGAGATGCCACGCCGTGCCTTCTCGGCCAATCACACAGTTCCTTGTGCCAGCAGACGGCAGGTTAATGAGGTCGTTCCGCACTGCCGCTGTGTTCGGCGTTGCTGTCTGGTACTTAAAGGTGACGTTCTTGCTGGTGCTGATTGCCCACGCACCCGTGAACGTGCAGACCCGGAACGCCTTGCCGCCGCCGGACGAGTCGCTAGGCCTGCCAAAGCTCAGCCCGCCCGCGTCCCTGCTGCCAGCCTCAACTGCCCGCACAGCCTTGGAGATCCGCTCGGCGGCAGGCCGTGTAAATACGACTCGCTCGGTCTTCGCTGCCTTGCCGTCTGGCTTCTGGGCCATTGCTACAGCCCTCCGCCCACACTGCCTTCAACAGCAGCATCCAGCACCGTGATAAACGGCGTGGCGGCCGTGCTCACCACCCGCATGTCTACTGAGCCGAACAGCACAACGGCTGTGCCAGAAGTGACTGCCGATGAAAACGCCGTGGCTGGCGTGTGCCCTGACGAGTGCAGGATGTAGCGGTAACGCCTGGGGCTCGCAGCCGATTCGTACTCGGCAGCCGAGTCGCTGAACGATGAGCCGTAGGCAAACGTGATCAGTGCTGTGGCGGTCGTGAAGTTGTACGCCACGGTTGGGTTGTTGGCTGAAACGATGCTGCCGTTGATTGGCTGACGCAGCGGCGAGTCGATGGCGTAGAAGGACGTGCCGCCGGTCGTGCTCGAGGAGAACACCGGGTATGACGTGCAGGAGAAACTGCCCGTGTACGTGGTGCTGCCAAACGTCACGCGGACGCCAGCCGTGCCGGCCGAGACAATCGATATGTTTCGCTGCGTGCTCATGGTTCAAAAGGGCGGCGTGCCGAAGAAGGAGGCGAAGTTGGCAACAGGGTAAGGCCGCCGCAGCAGCTGGTCAGGCACACCGTCCGCACCGGGGTACTTCAAGTCGCCCGCTTCGGTTAGCGGTTGCGGTGCGTTGGCGTCTACCTTCTCGTCACCAGCCTCGTTCCATGCCCATGCCTTCCGCTTCTTGCCGCCCGAGATGTAGTGAAACCCAACGTGCGGCACCTTCTCAACGTAGCCACCAATGCGGTACGTGAGCTCTACCGTGATCTGCCAGAAGCGGATCTCCACGTCGCTGACGATCTCTGTGGCCTGCTGTCCCGTGATGCCGTTGCACTGCCACGTGTAGGCAGCACCGCCTAGGTATGGGCTGGAGTTGATCGCGTTGGTCACCTCTGCCGCTAGGGCCAGCGGATAGTTGGCACGGTTGCCCGAGATGGTCGCCCTCACTTCAGATGCCAGGACAGTCATGCCCTCAATGTAGTCGCCGGCGGCGTTCACTACAGGCCGGATGTCGGAGTTGTCTGTGCCGTGGTAGTAGTACAGGAACGGCACCTGAGAGCCGCCAGTGGAGAACGACCACACGTCGGGTCGAGCCAAAGGATTCTGGACTAGGTTTTCCTGGCTCGGGACTTCATACCGATACGTCACCTCGGCGTGCTGCCTGCCCTGCTCCGTGACGCTGGCGTCCAGCATCTTCAGATACGAATACTCAGGGTGCGGAAACCCATGGCCAATACCGATGGCGTAGATGATGGCCTGAGTAGATGTTGGCTCATCGAGCGTGGCAACGAACTTGCGTTCCGCCGTCGGGCTTTCGCCAAACTTGTGCGAGAACGTGCGGGGAATGACTTCGCGGTACGAAAGAATGGCCATTGCTACCTGGGCAGTTCTACGGTGGTTGCCGGCCGGGTGTTTCTGGCTATCTCGTTGAGCACCTTGGTCTGCTCTGCACTCGCACCAGCAGTCGCCTCTTGGTCAGCAACAACAGCTGCCACGCCGGACTGCGGCAGAGTCGGCTGATTCATTCGCTCCTCGAGCTTTGCCCTGGCCTTGTCAACCGCATTGCCGAGAGACTCACGCATCACGTCGTAGACGGTGCCGCTTCGCTCGGCCTCGATCTGCTGCTGAAGTTCTTTCCTTCGTCGCTGCTCATCTTCGGTGAGCGTTCCGGGCGTAAACACCTCGCTCGTAAACATCCCTTGGTTGACTGTCCTGCGTGTTCCTTCTTCCTTCTTGTTCAGTGCAGCCAACTCTTTCTCAGACTCCGACTGCATGTCGATGCCGAGGATAGTCGAGAACTTGCGAACGAAGGCGTCAATGAACTTGGCGAGGTTGAGAAACGACGTGCCAGCAAGGTCAATAAAGTCGAGCAAACCCTGTGCGATAGAGCTTGCGATCTGGCTCGGGCCAGCCGCCTTGACGACGTTTAGCAAGTCGGCGGCAATTTCAGCAATCGGGCCAGCCAGTTCGCCAACAATCTGCCCGGTGATTCCCTTCACCGTCATCCATACTTTGTCAAATGCGTCGTTCATCGCAGCGATGGCCTTGATGCTGTCTTCGTTTACTACCTGGCCAAGGGATATGGCCTCTTCCCGCATCTTCGCCAGGGCACCTGGGCCTTCTGAAAACAACGGCCCAAGCTCGATGCCGCCCTTGCCGAAGAGCTTGACGGCTGCGGCTGCACGCTCTGCCGGATCAGAAATGCGAGCCAGTGCGTCGGCCACCATCTCAAACTGCTCAGTGGGCGTTGCTGCCTTGAGTTCCTCAAACGCTATGCCGAGGGCCGTGAACTTCTTGGCAGACTTCTCGTCGGTAGCGTTGCCGATGTTGACCGACAGTTTCTGGATGCTCTTAGCGAACGTCTCAACGTCAGTGCCGGAAAGTTTTGCCGCAGCACCGTAGGCTTGAAGTGCTTCAACGCCAACGCCAGTCCTGGCCGCAACGTCGTTAAGGTTGTCGAGCTCGTCGGCAACGCTCTTGCCAAAACTTACGATTGACTCAACAGCACCAAGGACGCTTTTGGACAAAGAAAGGAAAGCACCGCTGACGGCCTTAATGCCGCCGAGAGCCAGCTTGCCAATCTCGATGTTCTTGAGCGTGCCGAGATCATCGCCGGCTTTCTTGCCGGCCTCGCCCATGGAGTCCAGACGCTTGTTCACGTCTGCAACGGCCGTTGCCAGCTGTGCCGTGTTGGCACTGATCTGCATCGCTAGGCCGAGGGCGGTTGACATCGTCGCTGTTCCAAGTCTGCTTTAAGTCTTGCTAGGGCTTCGTGTATCTGCGTCTTGTGTTGCGGTGGCTTCTCAACCGGGATGAAGTCTTCGGGTTTTGGGGCGTGTCCTCGTTGCGAGTACGGGGCCAGCATCGCGCTGGCCAGCACTCCTGTCTGCTGCCACGAGTCATCGAGCGGCTTCCAAAACCTTGCGTAGCAGATCCACTCTGCCAACTCATGGCTATCCATCCGCTGCTCGATCTCGCCTACTGTCATGCGAAGGTGGCTTGCCAGGGCGAAGAGGAATCGCCTCATCGGCCTGGCGTTCATTCCCCCGCGAGTTCAGTGATGTCAGCCTCCGAAAGTTTGTTGTGCCGTGATGCCACGTCGAACAGGTTGCCGATGACGCCGCTGTCTAACTCTGCGATCTGCTGCCACTCATCATCAGCAAAGAGTCGCTTTCCTGAGTCGTCGCACAGGGTCATGCAGAGATAGCGGCTGCGAAAGTTGTCAGGGATCCTGCCGGACGCAGACCGCAGGGCAAGCACTTCCCATGCGTCACGCTCGCCAACGCTCATCACCCGCACGTACAGCGGCTCAGCCAGCCCGTCCACCTGCACCTTGAGCGGCTTGCGTGGTGCTGCTGCTGCCTTGAGTTGCTCTTTGAGTCCCATTGGTCAGGCGTCCAATATCTTGAATGAGACCGAGAAACGGGTCACGTCGTTCACGGCGTGCTGCACGCCGATCGACTCAAGTATGGCGTTCACTGTCAAGGAGAAGCCGCCGCCCGAGATCGCCAGTTGCTTGCGAAGGCCGTACTCAGACGTGGCAAGATTGGTTGCCCCGTAGCACGAGATGCTGACCGTGCCGGCATCGTCGGTCCAGATGACACTGCGGCCCTTGGGAGAACCGCCGCCGTACGTGTAGGAAACGTCGGACACCTCTGAGAAAGGCGTGCCGCCCCACGTAACGCTCACGTTCGTTGAGTCTGTTGCCACGGAATACCCTCCGTGGTCAGGCTACGCGGAACTCGGCACTGCCACGGATAACGTCGTTAACCGCTAACGTCACAGACGAACTCACCACAGTGGCAGCCGCATTGATCGACAGGCCGCCAGAGATGACGAGGGTGCCAGAGTTGCCGCCACCGAGGATCCCTGTGCCGATGTATTCCACGCTTACGACCTTGCCTGTGTCGTTTGATGCCGAGCCCTTGAGGGGCCGATTGCGAGTGAGCAGCGTTGCGCCAGTGGTCAGGCCAAGGTGGCTGATGTCGATGACATCGCCAGCCCCGTTGGCCACTTCCGTTTGGCTGAACGTGAGCCCGGTCACGGTCCCGGTAAAGCCCGGAAAGGTGAACGTCGTACCGGTGGAGTCATGGGGCGTGCTGCTCATTACTCTAGGTCTCCTGCCACATCACGTCGTACGTCTGCGTGATCTGGTACACCTGCGGAAGCTCGCCGCCCTGGAGCGTCACGAAGTCATCAAACTCCGCTTCCAGCGACGTTTGCCGTACAAGTACACCGTAACTTTCTCCGCCGTACCCATCCAGACATTGACGCAGAGAGTCGGCCACTTTCCGGGCTGTTTCGTAGGTCTCGGCGTAGACCGAAAAATCGACTGAGACACGCGGCACACCGACTGGCGTGGACAGTCCTTGGGTACGCTCGATGGCACTTCTGCGGTACGTCACAAACGGAAGGCCCACAGAGGCCGGAGCCAGGCCGGCGTAGATCTTGGTGCCAATCTGAATGGCAACCTCTGGGGTCTCCAGGGCCGCTCGCATCAAGACTTGCTCGGGGGACTTGAGCATGTGGCCTCCTACCGCTTTGCCGGGAACTGGTCGGCTAGGTCTTTCTGGGCGTTGATGAGCGAGGTTGTCATGTTCACGGCTAACGCCGCCCTCATGCTCGGCAGTGACTCGCGGTATGCCGTCTTCACTGGCGGCTGCCCCAGCGAACCACCCACGGGCATTTCCTTGAGGCTGAGCATTTCGCCTTTCGCGGCCTTCTTGAAAAACGCTTTGGGGTACTTTGGCGTGGTTTGCACGCGAACCGCTCCAGCGAACTTTCCACGCTTAGCGATCTTGGCGATCTTAAAAGGCCCGAGCCTCTTGAAGCTTGAAGCCACCGAGGCACCGGCCCGCCTGGAGGAAGACCTGATGAATCGCTCTTTGGTGCCGAACTCAACGAACCCTGCGTGGAATGCCCGGTTCTTCCCCTTCTGAACTGTGCCGCCGCCGGCACTTTTCGTTTTGCCGCTGCCAGCTGCGATGAAGCCCACCAGGCCGACCGCGTTGCCGCTGCGGTAGGTCTTGACTTTGGTTGAGATGGCTCGGTACAGATTGCCGGTGGGCCCACGCTTGACGTTGGCCTTGAGGGCATCGGATCCCGGCTTGAGGCTGCGACGGATCGCGGCACCCATGTGCTTCTTGGCGAGGCTCGGACGAAACCCCAGGAATGCTTTCTTGAGTTCAGCAAGTTCTGGAAACTGAACCGTGACCTCGATGTCGCCAGCCATCACGCAGCCTCTTGGCAAATAAGGACGTGTTCGCTGCGGTTGCCGTACTCAAGAAGGCTGACGATCTCCAGCGTCCTGTCTCGCCACGACAGCCGCATGTTTTGCGTCATGCCTGACAGGTAACGCATCCGCACCCGATGGCTGATCTGAATGTCTATCTTTCCGGCGTCCAACGCCTCGCGGGAACTCACGCCTTCCACGCTGGCCCAGACCGTGTCGTAGGCAGACCACGCAAGCACAGTTTCCCCGATGGCGTTCCGACTCTCGGTCGCCTGCTGCACCGTTACTCGCTCGCGTAGTTTGCCTGGGTCGATCATGTGCCGTACAGGATGATGGTGTAGGTGCCTGTGCCGCTGCCTGGTTCAATGACAGCGTCAACATTCCCGCTGATCGAAGACGCGGCCGGCTCGCTATTACGAGAACTTAAAAGAAAGTTGCCGTCGATGTCGTTCAGCTTCTTTGCTGTGCTGCCCGAATATGAAAACACTACGCGAGATAGCGTGCTAAACGTGACCAAACTGCCGGACGAATCTCTGTATGAGGTCGCATAGGTATTGAAGCCCGTCTGGCTTGTGCCAACCGTCGCCGTAACGATTGCCACCTTGCCCGTGGTGTAGGCCTTTGAGTCTTGCAGGCTCACTACCTTGAGCGATGCCGTGCCGTCGGTGTCGTGAAACAGGCAGTCAATATTGATCCGGCCTTCGATGCTCATTGGTAGGATCCCCAGCGTTGAGAAGAGAGCAGCGACTTGACGCCATACGGCACGTCCTGCGGAACCGCACCAGTGCCTACGGCAGCCTGCCGAGATTCGTACCAATGGCCGACAAGCATCAGGATGGCGTGACGGATCGTGGCCGGCACGCTTGACCCGGCACTACCGTAGCCGCCCCACCACGTCACGCTGATGGCGTTGTCATCCATCAAGTGCGGCGGCCACGTCTGGCCGTACAAAGTCTTTACCGCTCCTGGCGTGCTGCTGCGGTCCACGCGGTAGCTGGCCGTGGAGTAGGTGGCTGTCGTGCCGTTCTCATAGGTGAACGTCAGGGCCACCGTCGTAGTCGTGCCGGCCATGGAAATGGGCGGCCGTGGCAGTTCAATATCCTGCGTGCCGTCTGGCGGGAATGAGTCAAACCGCATCACCCACTGCGTATTGACGAGCGTGCGGTCTAGGTACTGCTCACACCACTCGCGGGCCGCAGTGACCATCGAGGCGATCTCGGTATCGGAGTTGGAGTTATCGACCCGCAGATGGGCCTTGGCCTCGGCAACCGTGACAGGCTCAACGGCTGGCGGTGTCTGTCGGGTCAGGCTTCTGTACTGCACGGCGGCCTCTTCGCTTAGGTGTGGCGTCTGCTGTCTCTGCGTCGTGCTCGATGGCAGCCGTTTCGATCAGCGAAGGCTGGCTGTCCTCGACGGCCACCCGCTGGGCGAGCAGCTGCGTGGTGATGCCGCCAGGAAGCTCGACCACTTGGCCCTTGCGGTAGCCACGCCACGCTCTCGCAAACTTGATCTTCACCATCAGGGCACACTCCATGCAGACTCAGGACGCCGGCCCGTGGTCGTGAACTCCGTTGTCCACTGAAAAACAGGGCCAGCCAGTTGCTTGCCGGGCCACGTCACGACGTACTCGCCATGGCCCAAAACGACACGCGGCGAGACGAAGACGCGGTTGCCGCTGTCTCGCCAGTTCCGCCACCAGTAGATGTCGGGGTCGATGCGACCATCGTTCCACCCGCCCTCGCTGTCGGGCTTTGACCAGAACCACGGCTTCTTGCACCGCTTGAGTGCGGCCGTGCTGATGACGGTGCAGCCGAAGTGGGCCGTATCCACTTCCTGCACTGGCTCTGCAAACCAAGAGTTTGGCACAGCCGTCTGGCCGCCATCGGGCGGATCGTCGAGCGTGCCCTTGAGCGTCAGCATAGGGCGGCCGTCCTCCCGCTTCGTCTGGATCCCGGTAATGGCGTCGCACTGAAACGTCATCGCCATCGCAAATAACTGCTCCACGTCCTCTTTGTTAAAAAAGGTGTCGTAGTCGATGGCCAGCAGATACTCAGCCTTGTCGATGAACTGCTCCATCACCCTGGTGTTGACTTGGTCCCAGAACGCACCAGTGCCCATCGTAGGGCGAATGCCGAGCGGCATGAGTGCCTGAGCCCAGGCGAAGTGATTGGCCGTAAACGAGAGCCTGGGCATCGACAGGATGGCTTCGACCCGGATGTCAACTTCGGTGCCACCAACCTTGACCAGCATGAGTGCCTCAAGAAAGAGAGCGGGCGGCCTCGTCGTGGAAGCCGCCCGCTCAAGATTGCACACTCGTCAAGCCGTCAGGCTCACGCACCAACCAGGCCGATCATCGGGCCGGCGACGGTGTCGCTGCCCAGGTTGGCGTGCGTGATGGCCACGCGGGCCACCGCACGGATCACGGTCTGGTCGCTCAGGAAGTTCACCTGATCGCTGCTGGCGATCTCGATGGCCTGGCGGATGCCGTAGTAGCTCGAGTTGGCCATGTTGCCATAAAGAGCCATCACCGCACCCGTCGAGTCCGCACCGCTCGGGAGCCGGTCGGTGAGAACCACCGGGCTGCCGAGGAAGGTCGGACCCATGCCGGCCGTCATGCCGACCGACCCGCCCTGGGCGAGGTCAAGGTTCTGCATGCAGCTTGCGAAAAAGAAGGGACTGCAGAACCACTTGGCACCGGCACGCGAGTGCTGAGGAACCTTAGCCATCATGGCCAGCAGGTTCGCCTTGGTGACCTCGTCGGGCGTGTCACCGGCAGCCGTGACGAGCGAGGCGGCGTAGGTGGCAGCAGAAGCCGCCAGCAGGCCACCCGTGTAGGTCGTGACGAGGCCGGCAACCGCCGGGGCGTTACTGGGGTTGCCGCTCCATGCCGCCTCTTCGACGGCGTTGCTGAGCGTCAGGGCCAGTTCCGCCGCGATCCAGTCGGCGATAGACACAATCGAGTCCTGAAGGAGCTCGCTCGCAATCGTCACCGCACCCGTGACCTTCTTCGCCGTCAGCGTGACCTGATTAGAGGTCGGGTCGCTGGCAGTGATAGCGACATTCTCATTAATCCAATAAGCGGTGGCACCGGCGGTCCTGCGCGGGAAGAGCAGCACGTCGCTCGGCATCACCACGTTCGTCGCGTTCTGAGCGAAGGCACTGTACTGATCCACTAATCGGACCACGGTATTGCTTAGAATATCAGGCACGAAACTCGATCCAGTCGTACTGCCGGTCGAGCCCTGGGCACGGCTCTCAATGCCGTGGTCTTGGCACCACCGCCGAGCCTCGGCGTCGCCGCTCTTGGCGCGGAACCACATGCCGACCGAGTAGGCGTCCTGGGCGTTCTCAAACGCACGCAGCCGGCCGGAGAACGGCACCGCTTCAACGCGGACCTTCTCGCTTCGCTCCTCGGTCGCTTCGGGAGCCGGCGAGCAACGCTCGACCACGCTGCGGAGACTCTTGGCCGACTCGACCACCTTCTTCTCGAAGTCGATCTTGGCGGTCAGTTCGTCGGCACGCTTGTTGAGGTCGATGAGCTCGACATCGCGGGCGGTCGTGTCTTCGGCCTCGACAGCACGCACGGCGTCGATCCGGTTGGCGAGGGTAACGGCCTCGTCCTGAAGCTTCTTGAGGTTGTCCACGTGTGATTTCTCCGCCGGCGGTATTGCCGATGGAGTCACATTGCCACTAGCGGGCGGGCCTCTTGCAGAACCGCACTTCGGAAAGTGTTGTTTTCACAAACACGACCGCACGAGCCCCGCAGCGAGGGCACCGCAAATACTGCTGTCTCTCGTCGCCACATGGGCGGCTAGAGCGGCACCGAAGTTTTTCGCCGCACGTGCAGCGGGCATCAGACATTGCGTAGCCTCAGAGCCCACGCGGCAGCAGCGTCACGCACCAGCGAACGAGTCACAACCTCGGCCACGGTCTTGGGCTCGGCCTGGTCCTGCGTGGCAAGCCACGCCTCGTAGGAACGCATGGCGACGCTGGCAGACGTGGATGGGTACGCCGGCACCAGCACCGGGCCAACGTCATACAGCCCGCTGACTTCGCGGATCTGCCGGACAGCCTTGCCGTCATCGCCAGGGCGGAAGCCCTCGCCGCTCTTGTCCACAGTGAAGGCGAACGACGAGCCACGCACGTCACGCCGCTGGATGAGCTCGAGCACGTCGGCCCGGCTGACGGGCGGCGTCACCACGTACCGCAGCCCCTTGTCATCGCTGGAGAGTTCCAGCGTGCCAGACGAGGAACGGCCGAGAACGATGTTGCTGTCGTGGTTGAACAGGGCCACCACGTCATTGCTGCGCTTTCGCAAAATCTTATCGAAAGCACCAGGCAGGATCTCCTCGCGGAAGCCGCCAAGGTCAAGGCTCAGCCGGCTATACACGGCGGCGTAGCCAACAATGGCAGCCCTGCCGTCAGCACGGCTCTCGATCACCAGCTCGTCATCATGTTCAAAGGCAAAGTCGCGTCGCTCAAGCTCCATCGTTGATTACTCCTGCTGGTTGTGTCACCGGCGGCACGCCTTCGTTTACGCCATCGATGATGCTGTTAACTGTGGCCTCTGGCATTGTCGGGAAGGCACCAACGATCAGTGCCTTAGCACCATCTGAAGTCAGCAGCCCAGACGAAAGGCTGGCGATGATCTCAAGCAGTGACGATACCTGAGCACCGTTTAGTGCTTGCTGTTGAAGATCTGAAGTCGCCGCCATGTCTGGCAATGTTTCATAGTCGGAGGATTCCGCATCCACGGCCTGTGCTGCATCGTTCGATGGCGACTCGCCTTCCACCTTCTCCAGCGTGGTCATGTTCAGTTGGATAAAGTGCTGGTCGCCTTGCGGTCCAATCGGATTAAGGTTTTCAAGCTCACGGATCTCGTTGACGGTCATCCAACCGTTCTGCAAGGCCGACACGTAGTAGGCCGACCGGCTCGCGTGGTCGCCACGCAGCAGCCCGCTCACGCTGTGCTCGGCAAAGTACCGCTCGTCATCAACGATGAGGTCACGGCTGATGGCCGCTTCCCAACGCTTCAGGTGCGGGAGCAGGCAGTGCTGCACGAACTCGGTGCCCTGCACTTCGATGTTGCTGAACGTCGAGCGGGTCAGATCCTGAATCATGTGCGGCGGCACGCGGAACGCACGGCAGATCTCGATGACCTGATATTGGCGAGTCTCAAGGAACTGGGCCGCTTCGTTGCTGCCACTGAGCTCGTGAGCCTTCACGCCGTTAGGAAGTACCGCAGTGCGGAAAGCACGGTCTGCACCACGGTGCATTCGCTCCCATTGCTCGCGGAGCCGCTCGGCCGCCTCAACGGGAATGGGGTTCTCGCTCTCAAGCACGATGCCCGGCCGGGCACCGTTCCCAAAGTAGGTCGAGCCGTGAGCCTCAAGTGCCTGAGCCAGGCCGATGGCGTTCTGAAAGATCTTGTAGGTGGGGATGGCCTTGATGCCGTCCTCGGTTGTGAACCGCAGGCAGAAGATCTGCTCCTGGCTGTAGACCGTCTGCCGGCCGCTCGGCTCACGGTAGCGATACCGCAGCGTGCCATCTTCCAGACGCTCGACTTCCATCCTACTGCTGTGCAACGGCCACAACTCAGAGACGGAACCTCGAGCACCTGGGCGGATCTCGGCGTAGCTCGCGCCGTAGTGCAGGTACATCCCGGTCATCCAGTCTCGGAACTCCTGGGCCGTCTGCCACGGGTTGGGCTGCATGTGCAGGAGCCGATAGACCGGGTGGCTTGTGGCCTTCTGCTTGCCGCCATTGGCCATCCGCTCAAACACATGGAGCGGCAGTGCAGATACCGCATCCGATATGACCCGGATGCAGGCCGTGTAGGCCGAGCACGCCATAGCGTTGTCGGCGTTGACCCGGATGCCAGACGGCGTGCGAGTTGGCGAAACCTCGGGCCAGTCGATGCCACGCAGGTCGTACATCTTGAAGTCGGTGGCGGCGTTTTCGGTCATAGCGTGATGATGTCCCAGTTCTGTGGCGGCGGTGCCGCAGTCGCCGTGTCGTGGATCCCGAGAGCCATCGTCAGCGAAACAATGCCGTCGATACGCTCGGTGCTCTTCGCCTTGCTTGGTTTGATGTTTCCGGCGTGATCGCTCTGGACAGCCACGTTGGACGCCTGCCAGTCAAGCACAGGCGAGTGATGCAGCACCTTGCCGCCCACCACCAGGCCTTCGAGCCGCTTGGCAGGAGCAGACATGGAGCCGTAGCCCTGCCCGAATCCTATGACGTTTAGCCCGTCCCCTTGCAGTTGGTTCGACAGCTGCGTGGCGTTCCATCGGTCGATGGCCACCTGCCGGATGTTGTATTTCTTGGCGAGCTCGTTGATGTCGGCCCGCACTAGGTCGTAGTCGGTCACGTTGCCCGGCGTCGTTCGCAGGAATCCTTGCCGGTGCCACATGTCGTAGGGCACGCGGTCACGCTTCACACGCTCCCGCATGTTCTCTTCTGGAATCCAGAAGTACGGCTCGGCCCAGTACCTTCCGTCATCTAGGGCGAAGAGCAGGCACAGGCACGTCGTGTCGAAAGACGTGGCCATGTCGAGCCCGCCGAAGCACTCACGGCCCGTCAGATCCACAGGGCACGCTTGGTCGCCCTGTGCCCAGTGATCCATGCGCAGCCAGCGAGTGTCCTGCTCCGTCCACTGGTTAAGGTGCAGGCGTCGGAAAGTGTTCTCCTCGGTCGGCATGTCCTGGGCACGCTTGCACCGCACTTGCAAGTCCTCGAGCTTGACGCTCACGCCGAGGTTGGGGTTAGCCTTCCGCCACGTCTCCTCCTTCGTCCAATCGTCATCGGGGTCTGCGGCATAGATGGCCGGCAGGAAAGTCTCGTCCTTGATCGCCCCGTCTCGCACCGCCAGGGCGTAACGCCAGATTTCCCAGCAGATAGTCTTGCGGTCAAAGCCAGCCGTGGTGATCGCCACACACAACGGCTGCCGCCGGGCACCCGTGGACGTTGTCATAACATCCCAGAGCTCGCGGTCGGGCTGGGCGTGAAGCTCGTCAAAGATGATGCCGTGAGCGTTCAGCCCGTGCTTGGTGAACGCCTCGGCCGACAGAGCCTTGTACGTGCTGTGCGTGTCCTCTCGCACGATGGAGTTGCGGAACACACGCAGGCGGCTCCGCAGTTTGGGTGAGTTCTCAACGCAGGCCTTGGCCATCTCGAACACAAGGCGGGCCTGATCCCGGTCGGCGGCACACGAATAGATCTCGGCACCCGGCTCGCCGTCGAACATGAGCTTGAGGGCGATGCCTGCACACAGCGTGGACTTGCCGTTCTTGCGGGGAATCGCCAGCAGGCTTGTGCGGTACTGACGCACGCCGCCAGACATGGTGCCGAACAGCGTTGCGATGTAGTCCTTCTGCCACGGCTCAAGAATGAACGGCTTGCCGCCGAGCTCGCCCTTAGAGTGCGTCAGGTTCTCTTGAAAGAACCTCACCGCCAGGTCGGCCGCCTTGGGATCAAGCGAACATGGAGGCGTCGTCGCTGTCTTGTTGCGTCGGCTCTTCGACATGCAGGCTTGTTCTCGCGGACGGATTCATCCCGAAGTCCTGCTCGAGTTGCCGCAGCTGCACCGCAAGCTTGTGAGCGATGCTGACTTCCGGTCTTTGGGCGATGTACTTCACTTCGCCCTTGTCGTTCAGGATGGGGTACGTGTCGCCTTCCGCCTTGAGTTTCGCACGGGTGGCAAGCCACCATTCGTAGGTGTCGCAGTACCGGGCGAGTGCCTCGATGTCGGCCCGCGTCATCACCTTCACGGCCTGGAGCAGAGGCAGCAGGCACTTCCACCTGGCCTTGGCTACAGAGCCCAAGTGCGGCGGCATGGATATACCGTCTGCCGGCGGCTGAGGCTCAGGCTTAGCCTTGCCCCTAAGCGTTCCGCGAGCGAGCTTAATGGCGGTCGGAGCCGGACGTGGTCCGCGTTTACCCATGGCGTCACCTACCCCGCAACGAATACTCGTCAATGCCTACGTACCACAGGCGACCGGGGTTTTTATCTTGCCTGCCTGGGGGGATCCGGGCTACCCTCCCTCGCCTGCCTTCGATTGGCGTTTGGCCGCCACAAAAAAACCCGATCGCGTTTGGACGCCACAAAAAAACCCGATCGCGTTTGGCCTGCGAAAAACGTGGCACGCATTTTTATTCACGGCTTGCCGTCGCCTCGCTGGTCGCCTGAGTTCTGTTCTCGTCGTGTCTTGCGTCCGTGGCATCTGATGCACAGCGTCTGGCCATTTGCCACGTCGTACCGCTCACCACCATTGCTGACAGGTTTGACGTGGTCGGCCTGGGGTGGGGGGCCGGGGGGGCCGCATATCACGCCGCAGTGCTGGCACTGCCACGCATCTCGGGTCAGCACTGCCAGCCTCCACGCTCGATGTCGCTTGTCTGTGTATCCCCTGGCGTAAGCATTCGGCCGAGCCGATTCGTCTCGCCTGCTGGCACAGCCAAGGCGGGGGGGCCTATGCGTTGGAGGTCGTGTGGGCATCAGCTCTTGAGCATCACGAACCCTGTGGTCCCTGTGCTGTTGGTAGTGGCACTAACGATCTTGAGGAACTCGGCAGCAAACACCTCGTCAGGCAGTGCATACGCCCGGCCTAAGGTTGTTGAGGGACTCAGCGTCAGGTCGGCCACGCTGCCGTCGGTCTTGTACAGGCGACGGAACGTGCCGGCTGAGGTCGCACCAACCCACATCTGTAGGGTGGCAGCGTTGGTGCTCATGGTGCCGAATGACACAACGCCGCCAGCAACGTCACGCAGGTCAAGCGTGGTGGCCAGGCTCGTGGCCGTGTGCAGGGTGATGTCGATGTCCCGGTTCTTGCGGCTCAGAATGTTGTCGGCCATGCGTGGTCTCCTGTGTAGGTCAGGCTATAGGGTTGGGC